GTTCTACGTCTGGCCGGTTCTGAGCACGGCGGCGGGCGAGACGGTGGAGATCACCTATTCGCGGGAGATCGAGGACGCGACGCTCAACGCGGCCATCGACGTTCCGGGCGAGTGGTGGGAGGTGATCGTGTATCAGCTTGCGGATCGGCTGATGGACGCGAACGGTGTTACGACGCGGCCGAACATCACGCAGCGCGCGCAGCTTTTGCTGGAGGAGGCGCTTGGCTTTGACCGCCAGGAGAGCGTGTATTTCCGGCCCGCGGAGTGGTGAATGAGCCTGCTTGAGAACATCGCGGCCAAGATCGAGCAGGCGCGCGAGGCCATTCCTAGCGGGCAGGAGCGCACGGCTTGGCTGCGGCGGCAGGAGGAAGCCGTGGGCAATGCCATCCGGCCTTATGTTCCGCCGGAGCTTCGCGGCACAAACGCGCTTGCGGCGCTGGCGGAGTTTTCCGACGCGGCTGACATGCGGGACTTCTACGATTACGGCGGCCGGGCGGCGAACGCGCTGGCCGAAGGGGATTGGTGGCAGGGCGCGCAGGACGCCGCACAGGCGGGCGCAAGCGGCTTGGCGGCCTTCGCCCCCGGCATATCCGCGGAGATGCTCCAGCAGGCCGCTCCTAGCGCGCTAGGCATCTTTGCGGGCGTGAAGGCGGCGAACGCGCCGACCGACATGCTGCGGAAGGCGCAGAGATTGACGATAGTCAGTCGGCGGCAAACAGGCTTGCGCTTCCGTATGAAGGCATGACTGACTTAGGAAACGTGCTGGAGCACCCATATCTTCGTGATGTGTATAAGGGCGACGACGATCTGTCGATAATACCGCTTGAAAGTCATCGGGACGAGGTTTTTTCTCGAAGCAGAATGCGGGGGGGGTATCAGCCAAACCCAGATGAAGAATACATCACTCTCAATTTTGACATGAGCCCAGCGGAATCAAGAGAAACCCTTTTGCATGAAGTTCAGCACGCCATTCAGGAGCGCGAGGGGTTTGGCGGCGGGGCGAGCCCGAGCGAATATTCGGAGTTTGCCGCGCGCCCAGTGGATCGCGTTCAGTATATGCAAGCGCGGAAAGAACTTGCGGACGCTCGGGAAAAACTTGCGGCGGGTGAAACCCGCATCGGCATAATGGGTCCGGGTCGCTACGACTTTGAAATTTTTGAAGGTGAAGACGCAATTCGCACAAAGCTTTCTGAGCTTGATGATTTTGTCAAAGAGGCGGAACGTATTGATGCGGAGGAAACGGCTCCGGCCTTGTATCGTCGGACTTCAGGCGAGGTTGAGGCGCGAAATGTCACAGCTCGCCGTCGTATGCTGCCTGAGCAGCGCCGCGCAACGCCCCCGTGGGAAACGCAGGACGTGCCTGACGAACAGCAGATCGTGAGGCGGCGCTAATGCCCTTTGCAGCATTCGCCCGCCAGAGCGTCGGAGACGCGCCCTACGAGCATTCCGGCGAGCGGCTGGTCAACTGGTATGCGGAGCCTTTCCCGGACGGCGGCGTCGGGCGCCTGACGTTACAGCCGTCGCCGGGGCTCGAAACTTTCGCCACGCTGTCCGCCGGAAGGCCCGTGAGGGCGGTCTACGTCGAGCAGGGGGTAATCTACGCAGTCTGCGACGGACAGCTATGGAGCATTACCAGCGCGGGCGTGGCGACCAGTCTCGGCTCCGTCGGGGACGACCCATACACGACCCTGACCGGCAACGGCTTCGATATCTGCGTTACGGCCGGCGGCGGCTTCTACGTCTACGATGGCTCGACGTTTTCCGGGGTTTCGCCACTGGTGTTCTCCAACGCCGGCAGCGCAACCCGGCTGGACAACTACATCATCGTGTCGCAGCAGGCCGGGCAGGCTTTCGTCATCACCGGGCTGGCGGACGCCACTAGCATCGACGCGCTGGACTTCGCCTCGGCGGAGAGCGCGCCGGATGACGTTGTGAGAGTGTTTGCGGATCACTCTGAACTCTGGTTCTTCGGCACCAAGACCACGGAGATATGGGGCAACACGGGCGGCGGGGATTTCCCGTTCCAGAGGCTTTCCGGCGCCGTAATAGAGCGGGGCTGCGCCTTCGGCTCCAGCGTGGCGAGCGATGATAATAGCGTTTTCTGGGTCGGGGATGACCGCCTGGTCTATCGAGCGCAGGGCTACAGCCCGCAGGTTATCTCGACGCCGTGGGTCGCCGAGGCGCTGGAGGGTGTCACCAGCAACGTGCAGGGCTTCACGTTCTCTTGGCGGGGTCACAAGTTCTACACGCTTCGCATCCCCGGCCGGGCGAGCCTTGTTTACGATGCGGCAACTGGGCTTTGGCACGAGCGCAGCAGCGGGGTGGATGACGCTCCGTGGCGGGCGACCTGCACCGCCCGCTTGAACGAAAAGATCATAGTCGGCGGGGGTGATGGCGTTCTCTACACGCTCGGGGGCCTGACCGAAGGCGGCGACCGAATTCTGCGCGAGGCCGTGTCCCTGCCGCTGGAAAACGGCGGCGAGGATTTCACGCTTGCGGAGTTGGAGATCCAGTTTGAGACCGGCGTTACCGACAAGGATGACGCGCAGGTGATGCTTCAGATCAGCCGGAATGGCCGGGAATGGGGCAATGAGCGGTGGAAGTCGCTCGGCAGCCTCGGGGCCTACGTCAAGCGGGCGCGCTGGTTCGGGCTGGGCAATGAGCGCCAGTTCCGGGCACGGGTGCGGATCACGGACCAGATCGACACGGCGTTGATCGGCGCAAGGTATAGGGTGGGCTGATGGCCATTGGCATTCCCCCGGTCCCGCGCCGTCTCGGCTTGTCGCGGGACATGATGGAGTTCCTGGAGGCGCTGCGGAATGCCGTGGGCGGGGACTCTGCGGATTCGTCCAGCGATATCGACCTCAGCAGCCTCGCGACCATCCCGGTAGCGGTGGCGCAGGAGGCTCCGCAAGACGTTGCGCCGGTCGGCGTCTTTGAAATTGCGCCCGTGGGGAGCGACTGATGGCGAAAGAGCAGTTCTACATCGGGCAGCCGGGCGCGACGGCCGGGACGTTGATCGCCAGCAGTTCGTCCACGCGCACGATAGATCAGGCGAGCGTCTGCAATACGACGGACGCCTCGGCCACCCTGACGCTCTACATCGTCCCGGCGGGCGATGCGGCGGCGGCCGACGTGGCGGTCTACAGCGAAAAGCTCGTGGCGCCTGGCGAGACGCTGACTCTGCCGGCGCTGGTCAACCAAGCCATTCCGCGCGGCGGCACGGTGGAAGGGCTGGCATCCACGGCGTCGGCCTTGACCCTGACCATCAGCGGGCGGGTGCAGTAATGCCTTTCTATCCGCCTTCCACGGCCGACGCGGTTCTAGGCGGCGCGCGGGATCGGATCACGGGGGCGGTGACGGTCTATCCTGCGAACGAAGACCAGTTCGGGGCCACGCGGAGCGTCGAGAAAACGCCGCAGTTCAGCTATCTTTCGGCGTTCGGAACGAGTGCGCTGCGCGACGTGGAGACGGTGACGAACAGCGCGGCAATCTCCGCTACGGGCGGCGAAATCCTGCTATCGACCGGCGCGACAGCATCCAGCAAGGCGACGCTGGCCTCTGCGCGACGCGGGAACTACATCCCCGGCTATGGCGCGGAAGTCGGGATCGGCATTCGCGTTCCGACGACGCCGACCGGCAATCAGATTGCCAAGTGGGGGCTTCGAGAGGCCAATAACGGCTTTTATTTCGGCGTGGACGCGACGGGCGTTTTTGTCGCCTATCTTGACGGCGGCACGGAAACGAAGACCTATCAGTCAAATTGGAACCTAGATACGCTGGACGGGACCGGGCCAAGCGGCGAAGACCTCGACATTTCCAGCGGCTATATTTTCCAGATCGAGTTCACGCACTGCGGATATGGGGATATTGTCTTTTCCGTTGTTTCGACTATCGGGAAAACGCAGCGCAGAATTGACGTTCATAGCCTGAACATCAGTGGCAGCGTCTCGATTGAAGAACCGAATTGCCCCATCGTCGTGGAGGCGGACAACGGCGGGGACGCGGCTGACTTGGACGTGTATGTCGGCGGTCGGCAGTTCAGCATCATCGGCAAGGTCACGGAGGAATATCGCTTCACTTCGGACAGCCGGGCGGGTGTCGCGACAAGCACCACGCTTGAGCCGCTGGTAAGCTTCCAAAAGAAGTCTGCATTTCGGAACAGGACGGTTCGGGTGGATGGTTATGAGGCTATCGCCTCGACCGAGGATGTTCTTGTGCAGATATACCTTGACGCGACGCTGACGGGGGCATCCTTCGGCACGCCGGGCGATCACGCGGCGGCGGAAACGGCCATGGAGAGCGACACGAGCGCCACGGCGATCAGCGGGGGGACGTTGATCTGGCAGCAGCTCCTC